TGTTGCCATTTTGTATATCCTTTTATATATTTACCTTTTATTACTCACGCTTTGGGAGGGGTTAGCCTCCCATAAACTGCGTATATTATTGTATAGTTAAAGCTGCACCAGTGTTTTGTAAACGAACCGGAATATAAATGAACTCGATCGCTTTAACTGGTTGTATCGCGATATCAACCCATAACTCATTACGATCAATACGATCACCTGTGTTATTTGTTTCATCACATACTACCAAATAGTCATAGATTGCACGTTTAGCGATCAAATCATGGAATACTGCGTTGAACGCTGACTGCACTTGACCACGTGTGATAGCATCATTTGGTTCAAAAATGTATGGTGTTGCGACTTTAGCTAGAACAGTTCTTAAGTAGCAGACTAAGCGTGCTACGTTAATACGATCCATCGCTGATGTCATTGCTGAACGTGTCTTTTGACCGTATGCAACAATACCAACACCCGGCAAGATCGTCAATGGATTAACTCTACCTGTGTATAATACATCACGTAGACCATTAGTAACACCAATGCTCTTGAATGTGCTACCGTCAGCACGATCAACATAACCAATCGCTGTAACATTATCTACCAGACCGCGACGCACACCTGCTGGTGCAAACCATGGATAGCTGACTGAGTCACTGCGGATGATTGTGCGTAACATGATATGGCTTGGTGGAACTGCCACAGCGTTACCGCCTAGATCAGTGCCAAGACCGCTTGGATAGTAAACACCTAGGTATTCACTGTTGCTGACTAGGCCATCTTCGCCATTGTCTGCTGCCAAATTAGTATTGTTAGCCCATTGTTGTAGTGTTGTGCTGTTTGCAGGTAGATCGATCGGACTGTCACCAATGATGAATGCTGTGTTTACTCTATCATTGTTTAATACGATCATATCGCTGATCAACTCTGGATAACCTGGGCAAACGATTAAATTAAACTGTGTGCCATCTTCACGTAGTTGTGTGCTGGTCGCGATAGCTGATTTCATCGCTTCTACCACTGTGCTACGTTGTGATTTATGACCAAAGTATGGAACATTGGTCGTAGGATCAACACCGCTGTGTGTTACCCAAGCATCAAGTTCCATTGGTGGATTCGTTTCATTTGCGTGATAATTCACACGGAATTGTTTAACGTTGTAACCACTACGACGTGTGTTGAACAATAGTGTACCACGTGCATATAGTCTGTAGTCTAGACAATCACCATCAATATGATCACTGGTTAATAGTGAGCTGATGCTTGGTAGATCGTCAGTGATTGGATTAACATTACCAGTCGTGTCCCAACGTGCATCTGCAAACAAGATACCATTGGCATCAACATCGTCTGCGTTGTCAATTAGATCCCATGTGCTACCGTTGTAACGATATAGCACTGGATAATTTTCTAAGTCAGCTTGTGCTGTTGACAACCATAAGTCACCTGCTTTTACCTGGCTAGTACCGTCACTTTGTGTCGTTGGTTGGCTAGCACTAAGGATAGGACCATATGGATCAGTAAGAGTTAAGTTATAACCACGTGCATCAAGGCTGACATTTCTATAACCTTTCCAAGCTGTGCCATCGCTGATCATGATATCCACATCTAACGGATTGCTGTAATACCATAGCGTACCATCGTTTGGATTGCTGTATGGTGCAGTCGTTGAGTAAGTATAGGTCAACGGAGTAAACGGACTTGCTAGGTATACTAGGCCTGCTGATATCGTTTGGATATGTGTATCATTGATGATACCAGCTGTGGTCAATGGAGTACCTGAGAGATATGTAAACTGCATGGTTCCACCAGCTAGATGCTTGATATAAATCCTGCCACTAGAATCAAAGCCTGCTGTGATATTTGGCAAGTTAGCTGATAAAATGCTGGTTACCAAGTTGGTCGCTGTGTTGGCTGACAGTGTGACAGTAGCATTAGCCAGCGTCGCTGCACCAGGAACAGTGACTTCCATCAAGAAGCTGTTGCCTGATACGTATGTAGCTGAACCGCCTGCTACATTACCGGTTACTGTGACCGCACCTGCTACGTTCTTGATAAACGGTTTAAATTGTGTTGTTGAAGTGCCAGCACTGTCATACTTGACGTATAATGTGCCTGCGGCTAATGTAGCACCACCACCAACTGGATCTAATCCTTGTATAGCTGCTGCATCTGTAGCATATAATGAGCTAGTCAATGATTGGAAGCTACTTGTTGTTGCACTGTATTCTTTAAGAGACCAATTGGCACCGTTACCAGTTGCAGTTGTTTTTAACCAAACGCTGCCATCTGGACGTGGTGTTACGTCTGTGTCTCTCCATGCTGGAGGATTCGTATAACCTGCAAATGTCAGTGTTGGACCATTGTATGTGTATGTGTTACCACCATTTGAAATCGTAGCGATATTAGCTTGTAGGATTCCTAAATTAGCTGAAACGTCAAGATTACCTGTTAATACACTACCTAGTGTAATTGCTAGTGTGTTTGGTGTAGCTACAGCAGTATTAATAACACCACGTGCATTACCTGCAGCATTACTGTAGATAATCGTGCCACTGTTTACATATAATTGGATCTGTCCAACTGAGTTAAGTGATGCACTGACACCTGGAATAGTTGCGGCATTGATGTTGGTAACTGCTGAACTAATAGTAGTTCCAGTCATGTTAACTGTATTACCGTTGATGATCAGTTTACTACCTGCTGAAATTGTTACACCGCTGGTTGTACCACGCACTGTAGCAACTTGTGATTTCCAACTGTCGCCACCTACTAGTGACCAACTGTTGTTATAACCTTTGTAATAGATTGGGTTGTTGCTGTTTGTTGAGTTGACAGCATAGTCACCAATAGCACCAAATGCTGGTAATGGAGCACCGCTTGAAGTGCCACCTACTAGATTAGCCACATCTGTGATTATCGTTGGAGGTGTATATACGAAACCTTGTTCTGCTACCCACTCATACATACCCCAGTTTGTATTAGTTAGATCTAACCAATATGTGCCATCTGCTGGTGTGCCTGTAGGGCGAATGCTTGTGCCTTGTAGTTGATCAAGGTCAACATTAGCACGTTGGATATACATAGTATTAGTAACACCAAGTGCGCTGTAAGCGGCTAATAAACCATATTCATTTACTTCACTGTCTTGCACTGGGTTGCCGTTGGCATCCATTTCAAAATATGGGTTTCCAAATAAGTTAACTAGATCGCGTTGGCTGGTAACTGTAACTAGTTTTCCAGCATTGACCATAGTCGTTCCTGTTGCAACAGTTCCACTTGGGTTTTTCTTATTTGTCGCTGTAGCTAGCAAGACATAAGCGATTGATCCAGCGGCTGTTGGTGTGTATTGGCTTTGGTCGATTATGGTAACCGATACGCCTGGTGATGTTAATGATGGCATTGTAATTTCCCTTTTAAATAGTGCTTTAAACTATTTATAATTTTTTCTCTTTTTTGGTAGCTTAGAGTGCCCTTTTAAAGGTTCGCATAAATAGGTGTATGCAATGGCGAAAATTATGTGCTGTTTGTGGTAGAAAACCCTGTGCAGTCAATTATAAACGTGGTGATATCACCTATTATAGAAGCCGTTGCGACACCTGCATCCGTAAGAAAAATCGCAAGCCCACACCTAAGCCTCGTTGGCTATTAGAAGGTTACAAAAAGAAACCACACTGTGAAAAGTGTGGCTTTAAGGCTAAACTAAAAGAACAGTTATTTGTCTATCATGTTGATGGTAATCTAAACAACAATAATCAACTTAACTTAAAAACTATTTGTGCTAACTGTCAATATGAAATTGCCCGAGAGGGGCTAGGATGGCGCCAAGGTGATTTGGTTCCTGACTATTAGTAATTTCACGCTCAATCTGTTGATACAGTTCTTCAATTGATCCATCATTATTTAAAACTACGTCAAACTTTTGTCCTACCCAAGCAGTTTCGCTAGCATGAACACCTAGTTGTTCTATTTTTTGCTTGCTTAGTGCCCAAGACATATTACGACTAGGGCCTTTATTCATGCTCTTTGCCGCACCAAACCATTCAGGTTCTACTCCACGTTTGACACGCACAACCTTACCACCAGCGGCACGGATAGCTTTAATTTCATTAGGAAAGCGGCAGTCTGTGATAACAATGTCATTCTGGCTATTGAGTAGACGATGCTCTAAACTGGCTACCCACATGTCATCATGGAATCCTTTACGTACCACTTCAGTTCCCCAATACTGTAGGACCCAACGTGGTGTTACATCACGACCTAATCGTTTGCTCCACCATTCATCTCGAGTTTCGCGCCAATCACGCGATTCTTTGGTGCGCCCTTCTAGCAAGTCACGAGGCCAACCAAATACTTGGCTCACAGCATCTTTTAAACTGTTGGCAAAACTTTCTCTGCGGAATTGATGAAAATTTACCAGATAGTCTGCAACTGTATCCTTACCAGCACCAATTAGTCCCACTATACCAATGATTTTAGCCATTAAAAAACTCCCGTATATGTTTATTATACGAGAGTTTTTGTCTACGGTCTAGTCTTTTTTAACCGGTTATCCAAGTTAATGGCATACTACCATCAACATAGTTCCTGATGTCTTCATCAAGTTTGTCTAACAGTGCTTGCCCTTCTGATTTAAGTGCCGTACCATTTAGGCTAGTTCCGCCTTGCGGGCCTGCGATCGTAGCAAATTTTTCACGTGCTTGTCCGATGCTCATCATTACCAGTGCGTAGGCATAGTCTTGGATCCACGGGAATGTACCTGGATCATTGAGTAACATGATATCTGGTTTATAATTGTCGAGATGTAATAACACGCTTTCATTATAGGTTGGATTTGGGCTCTTTCCTTGGAACGGCATCTTACGGACGATAGTAATTTTCTTAGTAACCTTATTCCAGGTAAAGTTCATAAAGCCACCAAACATGGTCATGGCTAATTTTTGATAGTCCACAAATAATTCATAGCTGGCTAATCCACCAACACGACCAGCTACTAGCATATAGGTGTTTAGGTAGCCACTTGCGAATGGTTCAAACTGGCTGGCTGTTGTTCCGGTCACACTGCCGATACCCCTACGATAGATAGCACGCACATTCATGATATCATTAGGAAGGATATATTCTTGTGTTTCTGGTTGTAGATCTAGGAATCCATAGCTTTCTTCTACCGAGTTGCTACTACGCTGACGATAGCGTATCAATGCTTGTTTAATGCCCATGTCATAGTGTTCACTATCTGCTTCGACATCGATCATACCATCACCTAATCGTAGGCGAATATAGTCTTTGATAGTGTTTTTTTGTGTGGCTACCGTGTCTAGCTGTGCTTGTAGATTAGCATCAAAGGCTATATGTCCAGCCCCAGTGCCCGTGTTCGCTACAAATAGCGAATCAGTTTTCAGACTTAGATTAGCTGTAAGATTACCGGAAGTTGATGAAACGTTTGCTGGTATTAACGACATGTAATTATCCTGTTATCATGTATTTATTACCGACAACAGGATAAGTTTGGCTTTACGCTACCTTGAGGGG